GGCTCCGACCGCGCGCGGACCCGTCGCGCCCGATGCGCGTGGCGCTGCAGGGCAACGGCGCGCCCGTGTCCTCCGTGTCATCGATCATCTCCGCCGTGGACGGCGTGTCGGTGTCCGAGTGCAAGGGCCGCGACGTGGCGGCATGGTGCGGCAGGCTGTGGGACGCCGTGGCGGCCAACCTGCCAGACGGTGGCAGCGACTCAAAGCGGCTCCGCCACCTCTGCCAGCCAGCCCTCGACCTCGCGGCGACCGTCGCGCAGGTGCGGCCGATGGGCGACGGCGCCTGGGGCTTCGACCGCTCGAAGAGCAAGGAAGACATATCGCCCATCATGGCCGTCGCGATGGCGCTCGGCTGTCTCACGGACGTCGAGGATGTGCCGCAGGCCTCCGCCTACGCGGACGGGCACGACCTCATGATCCTCTAGGGAGGTGCGGGCTTGTCCCTTATTTCCACGGCCGTCTCGCGGCTCACGTCGCGCGGCCGCTCCTACATGGTCGTGCCGAGCGCCGCGAGCGTGCTCGACATGACGGTGGACGAGGTGTACCGCACGCAGCCCGCCCTGCGGGCCGTCGTGGGCTTCCTCTCCGACAACGTGGCACAGCTGCCGCTCAAGCTCTACGTGCGCGAGAGCGACAACAACAGGCTGCGCGACACCACGAGCGCGGCGGCGATGCTCATCGACCGCCCGAACGTGCAGACCACAACGCACGAGCTCGTGCGTGGCACCGTGTCGGAGCTCTTGCTCTACGGCAACGCGCTCTGGTACCTCGTGCCCTCGACCAAGACCGAGAGCGGGTGGGAGATAGACCTCATCCCGTGGGGATGGGTGGTGCGCACGCCCACGACCGACGGCATGACGCCAGACGCCTACGAGGTGCGCAACCCCAACCTCGGAACGTCTGTGCAGGTCACGCTCGACGCCGCGCGATGCGTGCGCTTCGCTGGATACGACCCGAGCGGAACGCTCGACCCGGCGTCCCCCGTCGAGTCGCTGAAGCAGGTGCTCGCGGAGCAGATCTCCGCCTACCGCTTCCGCAACCAGATATGGAGGAACGGCGGGCGCATCTCAGGGTACCTCACGCGCCCAGCGCAGGCGGCGGCATGGTCGCCAGAGCAGCGCAACCGCTTCGCGACCAGCTGGAAGCAGCGCTTCAGCGGCGAGGACGGCACCAACACCGGCGGCACGCCGCTGCTCGAGGACGGCATGGACTACAAGCAGGTGCAGTTCAACGCCAAGGAGGCCGAGTGGTCCGAGGCGACGAAGCTCGCCCGCGAGGACGTCGCGGCCGTCTACCACGTGAACCCCGCGCTCATCTGGCACACGGACGGGCAGACGTACGCGAGCGCGAAGGACAACGCCCGCGCGCTCTACGCCGACACGCTCGCGCCTATCCTCGACATGCTGCAGGAGCGCGTGAACGCGTTCGTGCTGCCCGTCGTGGGCGCGCCCGCGAACGAGTACTGCGAGTTCGACCTCACGGCCAAGCTCAATGGCAGCTTCGAGGAGCAGGCGTCCATGCTCACGAGCGCCGTGGGCGGGCCGTGGATGACGGCGGACGAGGCGCGCTCGCGCCTGAACTACCCAGCGATGGGCGGGGACGCCGCGCAGCTCATCCAGCCGCTCAACCTGAGCTACGGAAGCTCCGGCGAGCCTAGCAATAGCATCAGCTCCGCGACGCCCGAGACCAAGGCGTGCGCCGTGGAGGTCAAGAGCCGCCAGACGCCCGACGCCGCCGGCTCCGCCAAGCTCACGACCGTCCTCTCGAAGTTCTTCGAGCGCCAGTCCAGGCGCGTGCTGCCCGAGATAGACCGCGCCAAGGCGCGCGGCACGCTCTCCAAGGGCGAGGGCGACGGCCACTACGCCCAGTGGTGGGACGCCCGACGCTGGGACCGCGAGCTTGCCGACGACCTCGAACCGATATTCAAGCAGCTGACGAAGAAGAGCGGCCGCGCGACCCTGCGCGACCTCGGCTTCGACGCCGACGAGTACGACGCCGACCGCACGGAGCACTACGTCCGCGCGATGGCCGAGGGCAAGGCGCGCGCGATCAACAACGTCACGTACAGACAGCTCAGGCGCGCCCTGGACGAGGGCGATGACATGGACGAGGGCTCCGAGGGCTCGACTCCCGCTGGCGTCTTCTCCAAGGCCGAGGACAGCCGTGCCAGCACGTCGGGGCTGACCTTCGCGACGGCCTGCGCCGTGTGGGGGAGCATCGAGGCGGCCCACCAGCGCATGCCGGCCACGGAGTGGCGGCGCTACAAGCGCTGGGTGCACGTGGGCGGAGGCGCGACCGACCGCGACGAGCACGTCGCGATGGACGGCGAGACCGTCGGCCTGGATGAGACGTTCTCGAACGGACTTAGGTGGCCTCATGACGCCGGGGCGGACCCGTATGAGGCGGCGAACTGCAGATGCCAGGTCGAGATAGTCGGGATAAGGAGATAGGGAGAGCTGATGCCGCATACCAAGGACTTCCGCGTCTCGCTCAAGGACGCGCAGGGCGACGACGCGCAAAATGTGGCGCACTTCGAAGGCTACGCAGCGACCTTCGACCGAGAGCCTGACAGCTACGGAGACGTCATCGCAAAGGGCGCCTTCGCCGACACGCTCAAGGCGCACTCAGACGACGGGAGGAAGATCCCGCTGCTCTTCGGCCACGTGATGGACGACCCAGACTACTCCATAGGGACAGTCGACGCCTCCGAGGACGAGCGCGGGCTAAAGGTGGACGGGACGATCTACCTCGACACCCCAAAGGGCGAGACCGTGTACAAGATGCTGAAGCGCGGACAGGTCGACCGCATGAGCTTCGCGTACGACGTGCTGGACGAGGGCACCGTCACGCTGGACGACGGCACGAAGGCGAACGAGCTCAGGAAGCTCGACCTCTTCGAGTGCTCCATCGTGACCGTGCCGGCGAACCAGCACGCGCAGATAACAGAGGTCAAGGAGGGCCGCGTGAACGAGAAGATCGGGCGCCGCAACAGCAAGGCGGACGAGGACACCATCAATTCCATCAAGGACGCCATCGCGGGCGTGCTGGACGAGCTGCAGAAGGTAAGCGACTCGCTCGACAAGCTCACGGGCGATGACTCCGACGCCGACAACGGCGATTCGGGCGACGATGCGGGCAGCGAGGGCGACGCGGATGCACAGGGCGCGCCGTCCGAGGGCGACGACCCCGCGAAGAGCGCCCTGGACGCATACAAGAAGGCACTGATTTCCGACTACACCAAGGAGTAGCGAATGAACCTCTACGAAAAGAAGCAAAAGCTCATGGCGGCATTCGACGACGCGAAGTCCTTTGCGGACGTAAACGCCATCAAGGACCAGCTCGACGAGGTCGTCAAGCAGATCTCCGACGCCGAGGCTGCTGACGCCACGCTCAAAGCAGCCGGAGGCCACGGTGTCGCAGGAGGCATGAGCCTCGGCAAGTACGCCGCGAAGAATCTCGATTACTCCAAGCTCAAGGGCTCCCGCGGGACCGTCAGCACCGATTACGGGTTCAAGGCGAACACCGACACCATCACTGGCAGCCAGATCGTCCAGACCTCGACCAACGTCGTCGACGTCATCCCGCGCCCGCTCATGGTTCGCGACCTCTTCGGCGTCGAGACCATCAGCGGAAACGCCCTCCAGTACTACGTTCTCGGAGCTACCGAGGGCAAGCCGGCGGTGACCGAGGAGGGTGCGGCGAAGCCTCAGATCAGCGTCTCCCACGCCCCGGTCACCGTCCCGCTCGACAAGGTCGCCTGCTTCTTCAAGGAGTCGGACGAGATCCTCGAGGACGCAGCCTTCCTGGTGTCCGCGATTGACAACCGTGGCACCTACGAGCACAACCTCGCCGTCGAGTCCTACCTCGTGTCGAAGCTGCTCGCGACGAGCGGCATCCAGTCAACGGCATTCGCGACATCCGCACAGGACTCGATCTTCGCCGGCATGACCTCGGTCCAGCTCGCGACCGGCTATACCGCCGATGCGATCGTGATCAACCCCGTCGACTACCAGGCGCTGCGACTCGCGAGGGACTCCAACGGCCAGTACTACGGCGGCGGATTCTTCTACGGCGCCTACGCGTCCGCCGGCGGCGTCCAGGCGCAGCCTGGCATCTGGGGACTCCCGACGGTCGTCACTCCGAACATCGCGAAGGGCACGGCCATCGTCGGCTCTTTCAAGGCCGCCGGCGCCGTCGTGACCAAGGCCGGTTCCGGGCTGCGCGTCGAGATGACAAACTCCGCGGACTCCGACTTCACGAACAACCTCGTGACCGTCCGCGTCGAGGAGCGCCTGGCCCTCGCCGTCCGCGTCCCGTCCGCATTCACCAAGGTCGCCCTGGCATCCGCCTAGCGGCCGATGAGTACCGTTCGCACGAGGCCCCCTGCCATCGCAGGGGGCCCTCTCTCAAGGGAGGTGCCCGCATGCCCGAGGGCTTCAAGCTCTACGACTACAGGGGCCTGACGTACCAGTGGCGCGAGGGCGAGCAGCCCGACGGCGCCGTCGAGCACAAGGAGCGCGCCGTCTCCACAAAGCAGCGCACCCCGCGCAACAAGGGGGCGCAGGCCAGTGGCGACCGCAAGCGTTAGGACGCCGTGGGGCTACACGGTCGCGCTCGCGGACGGCTCGACGGCTCTGCCGCCGCTCATGACCGTGAGCGAGCTGCAGGTGGCCCTTGGCCGCGCGTACTCGTCCGAGAAGGCCGCGTGGGCGCTCGACGCCGTGAGCGCGGCCATCCGCGACTGGTGCGGCTGGCACGTGTTCCCCAGGCTCGCGTGCGAGCGCGTGGGCACGGGCGACGGGCGCATCATGGTGATCCCCGCCATCGGGGACGTGGACGTGTCATCCGTCACGGTGTCTGGCGTGACGCTCGACCCGTCAGCGTACGAGTGGGACGAGCGCGGCATCGTGCGGCTCGTCTCTGGCACGTTCCCAGACCGCTGGCGCTCCGTCACGGTCGACTACACGGCGGGCCTGGAATCGGCGCTCGCCATCCAGACCGCCGTCACCAACACGGCGGCGAACTTCCTCGCGATGACGCCTGGCGTCAAGTCGGAGACCCTGGGGGACCAGAGCGTCCAGTACATGGGCGCGGGCGTCTACCTCACCGAGCCGGACAAGGCGGCGCTCGCCCGCTACAGGCTGTGGGAGGCGTGACATGGACCTACCTCAATGGGCCCGGGACTCCGTGACCGTCACGCGCCCCGCGCGCAAGCAGTCCCGCGGCGCGACCGTGGACGACTGGGCCAACGCGACCACGCACACGATCGACGGCTGCAGCGTTCAGCCGACCTCCACCACCTCCGACACGTCCGACGCATCGGGCGCACAGACGGTGGACGCCACGCTCTTCGCGCCCTCGGGCGCGGACGTGGCCGTTGGCGACAAGGTGACGTTCCGGGGACACGACTACGCCATCGTGGGCGTGCCGCTCTCGCGCACGTCGCCGTTCGGCTCGTTCGGGCACACGAAGGCGTACCTGAGGTCGTGGGGGAGCTGGCGCAGATGAGCAACGGATACTCGATACGAATCGAACTCGACCACGACGGCATCGCGGAGCTTCTCAACTCCGCCGCCATCGCGTCAGAGTGCGAGCAGGCGGCGCAGGCAATCGCCGAGCGCGCCGGGGACGGCTTCGAGGTATCGGGGCCGTGGAAGGCGGGATTCGGCGGCGGCCGCGTGGCCTACAGCGTCAAGACGGCCACGCACGAGGCGCGCGTCGCCGAGTCGCAGGAACAGGCGCTGTCGAGGGCGGTGCACGGCTGATGCTATCGCTGACAACGCCGACAGACGCGGCCGCAGAGCTCGCGGAAGACCTCACGGCCGCGACGGGAATCAAGTGCTCGGCCAACGCGCCCGACGTGGTGGACGGCTCCAAGCCAGTCTGCTGGGTGACGCGCGTGGGATGCGAGCCGAACGGCCCGACCGCCTGGCTGCACTACTTCGACGTGTACGTCTGGGCCGGCGAGTCCGACGACTACGGGCCCGTCGTGTCCGCCATGGACGAGCTCGTGGGCGCGTTCTCCGCGCTCGCAGACGAGCCGCCAGCGAGCGGGCGCCAGTGGCGCGAGCCGACCGTCACGAACTTCTCCGACGCCTACGTCGACACGACGCGCACGAGCGTCCCGCGCGCGTTCTTCGCATGCAACGCCGTCCTCCACGGCAAGACAAGACACTAAGGAGAAAACCATGGGTCTTAACGTCCACAACGTATTGATGCCGACGCCCGACCAGTCCGACACCACGGGCGCCATCCAGCTCGCGAAGGTCGGCGTCACCGCGCCGACCGACGCCGTGACCGCGCTCTCGACCTCCGACTGGTCCGGCGAGAACTCGGGCTACGTCGGCAGCGACGGCGTGACCGTCTCCGGCCTCGTGGCCGCCGGCGACGCCGTGCGCGACTGGTCCCTCTCGCGCATCCGCACGACCAAGGGCGAGGCGGAGCCGACCATCCAGATCCCCGCGATCAGCATCGACAAGTTCCTCTGCGGGCTCATGCTGCAGAGCGGCGACTACACCTACACCGCGGCCAACGCGACGCACGGCAACCAGCTCACCATGAAGTTCTCAGGCGACGTCGGACCGGCGAACGCGCTCACGATCAACATGAAGGACGAGGACAGGCGCGTCCGCCTCTTCGCCCCGTCCGCGCAGGTCACCGACTGCGACGACCTCACGCTCGTGCCATCCGACGTCCTCACCGTCGCGCTCACGCTCTCGCTGAACGCCGACGATAACGGCCACTACCTCTACTTCTTCTTCGACGACGGCCAGGTCGTCGCGGCATAAGGGGGTCATATGCTCGAACTCAAGAGAAGCTCGCGCACCTTCAGCTTCAAGGTGGAAGGAGACGAGTACTCCATCGCGGCGGTCACCAGCGCGCCGGCGTCCCTCATGACGAAGATGGTGGGGGAGACCGATCAGGAGCAGACGAGCACCGCCATAGCCTACGTTGCGTCAATCCTGCCCGAGGGGTTGCTCGAGAGGCTCGACACAGCGGCCCTCGTAGATCTCGTGAACGCGTGGGCGAACGACAAGGGCGATGACGCTGGCGGTGCCACGCTGGGGGAATCCTCTACCTCGTCCGACTAGACCGCCGGACGGACGGGGCGCTCACAGCCGACTTGATCGAACGCGCCGGCATCACGCTCGCAGACGTGCCGGGGACCATAGGGTGGGGCGGGCTCGCAGCGCTCGTGCGCCACATGACGTGCGAATGGGCGACGTGGCGGGCGCTCAACCAAGACCTCGCGCCATACGTCACCGGAATCGGACGTGCCCAGCTCATGGTCAAGACGATAGACGCGCTCTACGACGCGACATACGCCATAGAGGTTGCCCATGCGAAGAACCCGCGCACGGTGCGCAGGACGAGCTACATCGACGTCCCATGGCGTAAGGACCGCAGCAGGAGACACTTCGGGAGCGGGGCCATACCGACGTCCGAATTCTACGACTGGTACTACAGGCGGGCCTCCGACTCCTGACGGCGGCTTGCCAAACGACGCATCTGGAGGTGACCATGCCAGCCGGAACGACGGTCGCGAACGCGTTCGTGCAGATCATGCCGTCTTTCCAGGGTGCGGAGTCTGCAATCACGTCGGCGCTCGTGCCGGCGACCGAGAGCGCCGCAGACGCGGCCGGAAGCGCCGGAGGCGACTCGATACTCTCCGCTATCACTGGGGCGCTCGGAGATCTCGGAGGGAAGCTCGGCGAGCTCGGCAATGGAGCCGGTGGAGCGCTCGTGGACGGGATCAAGGGCGTCGTGTCTGCGGCTGGCCCGGCGGCCATAGGCGCTGCCGTCGTCGCCGCCGGAGTCGGGGTCGGGACCGCGCTCGAGGGGATCGGCGAGGAGTTCGACGGCATGTCGGACACCATCGTCGCGACGACGGGGGCGTCAGGCGACGCCCTCTCGGGCATGGAGGACGCGGCGAGGAAGGTCGCCACCACCGTCCCAGTCAGCTTCGAGGACGCCGGCGCGACCGTCGCGACGTTCTCCCAGCGCATGGGTCTCGCCGGTGACGCCCTCGCCGAGGTATCAAGCAAGTCGGAGGCGCTCGGCGAGCTCACCGGGCAGGCGGTCAACGTCGACGCGCTCACGGGCGCCTTCAACGCCTTCGGCATCTCTGGCGAGGATGCGTCGAAGGAGATGGACTACCTCTACGGCGTGAGCCAGCAGACGGGCATAGGATTCAACTCGCTCGTGAGCACCGTCCAAAGCGCAGGGCCAGCGATGACGCAGCTCGGATTCTCGTTCAACGACACGGCGGACATGGCGGGCCAGCTCGACAAGGCGGGCCTGAACAGCTCGGCGGTCCTCGGAAGCATGAAGAAGGCCCTCACGTCCGTCGCCGAGTCAGGCGGGGACGTCCAGGGGACGTTCCGCGACACGATAGGGAGCATCCAGGAATACATAAAGGCGGGCGACGACGCCAAGGCCGTGAGCGCGGCGTCTGACCTCTTCGGCACGCGCAACGCGCCGCAGTTCGTCGCAGCGCTGAAGTCTGGCGCGATCAACATGGACTCCCTCGGCAAGTCAGCCCTCGGCGCCAAGGGCGACATCATGGGGACGATGGAGTCGACCGACGACTGGCCCGAGAAGTGGAAGCTCATCCAGAACAACGTCTCTGCCGCGCTCGAGCCGCTGGGCTCCGGCGTCATGAGCGGCGTCACACAGGCCGTCGAGGCTCTCGGGCAGGGCATGGACTTCCTCTGGCAGGCGACGTCTCCCGTCCGCGACGCGATTTCTGACCTGGCCTCGGGCGCGCTTGCGCAGCTGTCGCCAGTCCTCCAGCCCGTCGCGACTGCCCTCGGTCAGCTCGGGCAGGCAATCGGCCCGACCGTGGCCGCAGCCTTCCAGGGGCTCGCCGGAGTGCTGCGCGTGGTCGGCGCCGCGCTGTCTGTCGTCTGGGGAGTCGTGTCGCCGGTCGCCCAGGTCTTCGCAGGCGTGCTCGCCGTCGCGATCAACGTCGTCAAGAGCGCGTTCACCGCACTGGCCCCGGTCCTCAGCGGAGCAGGGAGCCTGTTCTCGAGCGTCGCGAGCTTCATACAGGGGGCGTGGAGTGGCGTCTCCGGCTTCTTCTCGGGAATCTGCAACGCGATAAAGTCGACCTTCACGGGTCTCGCCAACGCCGCGTCATCAATCTTCCAGGGAATCGCATCGGCCGTGGGGGGCATCGTCAACGGGATGGGGTCCACGCTCGCGAGCGCATGGAACGGCATCAAGAGCACGGCGTCGTCCGCCTTCGGGGCCGTTAAGAGCGCCATATCGGACAAGCTGCACGGTGCGGCAGACGTCGTGAGGAACGTCGTGAGTGCCATCAAGGGAGCGTTCAACTTCCACTGGTCACTTCCTCCGCTCAAGCTGCCGCACATCAGCGTGTCAGGCGGAGAGGCGCCTTTCGGGATAGGTGGGAAGGGGTCTCTACCGCATTTCTCCATCGCATGGTACGCGAAGGGTGGCATCGCCCAGAACGCCGCCATCGTGGGCGAGGCTGGAGACGAGGCCATCGTCCCGTACACGAACCGGAACATCATGCCATGGGCGAACGCCCTCGCGTCTGCCATGGGGGTCCCAGATTCCATGGGTTCCGCATCGCAGTCCGAGCTCCTGGCGGAGCTCAGGTCGCTCCACAGGGACGTGGCCAACCTCAGGGTCTACATAGACAAGCGCACGCTCGTCGGCTCCATAGCGTCTGACGCGAGGGCCGCGCGGCGCATGATGGCATAGGGGAGGAAGCCATGGCGGTGCATGACGGGACCTACGTGGTCGTCAACGCGAAGTCAGGCATGGCCCTGGACGTGCGCGGCGGCTCCGACAGGAGCGGCACGAACGTGCAGCAGTGGACGGTAAACCGCGGGGACGCCCAGATATGGGCGCTGACCACCGGCCCCGACGGCACGGCGCTGCGATGCTCCCTCACCGGGAAGACGCTCGACGTCGCCGGCGGGAAGGTGGCCGACGGCACGAACGTGCAGCAGTGGGACGACAACGGGAGCGCGGCCCAGAGGTGGGTCCTCGAGGCCGACGGGGGGAAGGCCTCCGTCGGCGGCGTGAGCCTCGACACGTACGTCGTTCGCTGCGCCGAAGACCCGGGCTACGCCCTGGACGTGAGCGCCGGGGGCACGACCGCCGGGACGAACGTCCAGGTGTGGACGGCGAACGGGTCCGACGCCCAGAGGTGGGCCCTGGTCCCGGTCCCGTGCATGACGGACGGGGGCACGTACGCGGTCGTCTCGGCGCTCGACCAGGACATCGTGCTCGACGTCGCGGGCGGGTCCACGGCGAACGGGGCGCGCGTGCAGACGTACGCGTGGAACGGGACGGCCGCCCAGGTCTTCAGCGCCGTCGTCGACGCGTCGACGTCGCTCGTCTCGCTCGTGAACGCCGGGTCCGGCAAGGCTCTCGACTGCGACGGGGCCTCGCGCGACGGCGTGCCCGTGCACCAGTGGCAGCGCGACGACTCGAACGCGAACCAGAGGTGGCTGATTGTGCAGTCGGGGACGATGACGGTAAACGGCCAGGCGGTCCCGACCTACGTCCTCAGGGCCATGAGCTCGTCGGGGAGGTGCATGGACGTCGCCGGCGGGTCGCGCGCCCTGGCGACGACGGTGCAGTGCTGGACCGCGAACGGCTCCGTCGCGCAGCGCTTCTACCTCAGGAAGGCCGAGGTGGAGACGGCGTCCCTCCCCACGCCGTCGCGCCTCGGGGCCACGACCTCGCGCTGGTCGTGGTCGGACTCGAGGTCGGTCCAGCGCGACGGTGCCGTCACGGTGTACCCGTGCTGGTGCGGGTCGTCGGGCAGGTACAAGGTGCGCTACAAGGTAACGCTCCGCCGCGCGGACGGATCGGCGGACGTGGAGTCCCCGTGGCGCTCCATCGTCGACGGCACCACGTCGAACGAGGGGTGGGGCGACGCGTGGACGTCCGACGTGGATGACTCCGGCTGGTACGTCACGTGCCCGCGCGGGGTCGCGGTCGAGACGAGCGCGGCGACCGACTGCGTCTCGGTGCGCTTCCAGGTGAGGGCGTACAGCGACGACGTCGGCGGCCTGCGAGCGCACGGGCCGGCCGCCGACGCGACGGTAGACGTGGCGAGGCCCGCGAGGGTCTCCGTCTCGTCCGTCACCTTCGACCCGGCCCGCGGCCTCGTGGTGTCGCTGGTGTCGGACTCGGCGCGGAGGGGCTGCACTGCGTCCGTGAGGGTGCTCGAAGGGGTCGGCTCGACGCCGCTCTCCGCCCGGGCGTCCGAGTCCGGGCTGTCCGGGATGGCGTCGGTGGCGATACCGGTCGGGATGCTGTACTCCGTCCCGCGCGACGGCGACCGGCTGACCGTGGACGCGACGTGGGACACTCCCGTCGCGTCCACGCACGCGACGGCGGTGGTGGCCGCCGCGGTGCCGTCCGGCGGCGTCTCGTACGCGGTCTCGGACGACGCGGCCACCATGAGCAAGCTCGTGGACCTCCCGTACGGCCCGGAGCACCACGTGTGGATGCTCGCGGAGCGCGGGCACGGGTCCGAGCTCATCGAGTGCCCCGGGTGGAGGTCAGGCGACGTCGAGCGCTTCAGGGTGCCGACCTGCGGGCCGACGAGGGTCTTCGTCTCGAGCGGCTCTGGGTCGTCGTGCAAGGTCGCCGAGGAGACCATGGGGGACGCCCTCGACCGCTTCGTTTGGGTCTGGGGCGAGTCGTGGGACCGCTGCGCGGCGATACGATGCTCTGTCGGCGGTCCTCCCACACAGGGCAGGGGGTACGAGGCGTCGGCCACCGTGAGCGAGACGTCGGGGCGCGAGCTGCCGGTGGCGCACGGAGGGCCGGCGGTGAAAGTCTCCCTGGACGTCGAGGGCGCGGTGCTGGAGGGAGACCAGGCTCCGTGCTCGGGCGCCTGCATAGACGCGCTCTCGCACTCGCTCGCCGACGGGTACGTCCCGCTCTTCCGGTCGCCGCTCGCCGGCATGTACAGGGTGGCGGTCAAGGCGGTGGACGCGCCGCCATCGGTGGACGTGACGAATGTGTCCGTGCAGCAGGAGGCGGTGAGCGCATGATCGACTGGTCGGCATCGGGCCGCGCGGACGTCGTGCGCGTCATGCTCGTGAGCCCCGGCTCCATAGACGACGTCATAGGCGAGCTCGACAACCTCGACCTCGACGGGTGCTCCGTGACCGAGGGCTACTACACGGACACGAGGTGCTCGGCGAAGGTGAGGACCGTGGGAGACGACGGGTACGTGAGACACGCGTGGATGAGGGTCGTGCACGAGGTGCCGTCGGCCGGGTACCGCGAGGAGCTGTTCACGGGCCCCGTCACCGCGACGTCGGTCAGCGAGTCGGACGGCGCGGCCGTCACCGACTACGACCTCGACTCGTCGCTCTACGCGATCAAGAACGACCTCCTCGTCGGCGGCTGGACCGTGGGGGCGGGGGCGAGGCTCACGGACGTGGCCAGGGCCCTGCTCCGCACGTGCGGAAGGCCGTCAGACGTGTCGCGCGCGCAGGAGCACGTCTTCGCGTCCACGGCGATGTACGAGAGGGGCGAGGGCGCGCTCACCGTGCTCATGGACGCGTGCGGGTCGTACGACAGGGTCACCGTCGACGGGCACGGTCGCGTCGTGGTCGAGAGGTACCTCCCGCCGTCGTCCCGCGAGCCGTCCCAGGACGTCGACCCGGCGTCGCCGAGGTCGGTCGTACTCGGCGAGGTGTCCACGTCAGACTCTGCCGAGACCACGCCGGGCCGCGTGATCTACGTGTCGGGGTCGGGGGACCGGGAAGTCGTGGCAGAGTACACGGCGCCCCCCGGTGCCGACTCGTCGTCCCAGGTGCGCGGCTACATGTACGCGGTGAAGAAGACGGACGACACGCAGGACGCGTCGTACTCGTCGCTCCTCGCCCGGGCCAAGTCATCCTGGCAGGAGTCGCAGGACCCCGGGAGGGAGTACGTGCTCAACGTCATGTGGCAGGCATGGCACCAGGGCGACGTCGTGAGGCTCAGGACGGGCGGGACGTGGCGCAAGTGCCTCGTCAAGTCTGTTGAGAGCTCGCTCGGAGACATGACCCAGAGGGTGACGCTCAAGGAGGTGTGACGTGGGATACGTGGACGACCTCGCGGTCCTGGCTGGGCTCGCGCCGGGGACCGAGTCGCGGCAGAGCACGAACGTCCACGCGGCGACCGGCATCGCCCACGGCGACAGCTCAGACGGCCGAGTCCTCGTAGACATGGGCGGCGTCTCGATCACTGGCGACGGGTCTCAGTACGTGTCGGTCCCGACGATGGTGGACGTGCGAGACGGAGACGAGGTGCACGTCCAGCTCGTCGGGGCGGACGGGACCGCGAAGTCGATGGTCATCACCGGTGTCGTCGGCGGAGGCGACCGTACGCGCACTGACGTGGACAACGCCGTCTCGGACGCATCACAGGCCGTCGACACGGCCGCCACGGCGAAGCAGAGCGCGGACGCCGCCGTGGCAGAGACCAAGGACCTCGTGACGCTGAGAATTGACTCGTCGCGCGGCACGGTCTTCAAGAACTCGGAGGTATCGACGGTCCTCACCGTGCGCTGCTACAAGCGCGGAGCCGAGATCACGACGAGGGAGGGCCTGAGGGACGCCCTGGGCGACCAGACGGCGCGCATCAGGTGGTACGTGCTTTGCGAGGGAGACACCGACTGGGTAAGCCTAGCGGACTCAGACCCAATGCTGTCAGACGACGGTTTCACACTCACGGTGCGGCCGACTGACGTAGACGTCAAGTGCACGTTCAAGGCAGAAGTGATTACGGACTAAGGGAGAACCATGGCAGTAAAGGCAGCGGACCAAGTCTCAATCGTCGACGTAACTGATGCGTACAGCGTCATCCTCACGTCGGAGGCGTACACCTTCCTTGGCACCACAAGCGCGGCAAAGCCCGGCAACTGCACCACTCAGGTAGTCTGCATGCAGGGCGCAAATGAGGTGGGCTTCAGCATCGGCAGTATCACGTGTCCCACGGGCGTGTCCGCATCTGTCGGAACGGACGGCAAGACTATCACCATCATTGCGTCTAGCACCATGACTGCGCCTGGCGACGTGCTTATCCCTGTTACTGTAAACGGCACCGATGTGACCATCACCAAGCGCTTCAGCTGTGGCCTCGCGCTCACCGGAGCGACTGGAGCCAAGGGCGATACCGGAGCACAGGGTCCCAAGGGCGAGACGGGTGCCCAAGGCCCCAAGGGAGCAACCGGAGCCACGGGTGCTGCTGGCGCAGACGCCATCACGATGGCAATCACCACCAATAACGGCACGGTCTTCAAGAACAACAACGGGTCTACGACGCTCACGGCGCATGTGTACAAGGCTGGAGCTGAACTGACGTCTCAGCAGATTGCGCAGCTCGGAACCATCAAGTGGTACAAGGACGGCGGCACCACGTCCGTGGGCTCCGGCGCCACGCTCTCCGTCTCCGCGTCCTCGGTGAGCTCCAAGGCCGTCTACACCGCGCAGCTTGAGGGATAGCCATGGTAGATGGCTATAGGCACCTTCAAAATGGAAGGAGGTGTGGCCTGAGTGAGCGAAGCTAGGGAAAACCTGCTGAGCGGGACCAGGGACTGGTCTGGCAGCTGGGACAACACATGGGCGTGGAGCGCCGACGGTACCCACGACGGCTTCGCTGTCATGTCGAGGGCAAACGCTTGGCATGGCTTGTACAAGGACGTGAAGCTCGTCGCTGGCCATACGTACACCTTCTCGGCGTGCGTGAGGGTCGAGCCGGGCGAGAATCACATCGTTGAAATATATGTCAGTAACGGAGATACCGTTAACGACACGTATCTTGCAAACAGCGAGTTCGACAGCATACATCGGGGATTTTCTGACGTCGCTGACGGCGAGTGGCACATCATAAGCCACACCTTCACCGTGAAGGCGTCGAAGTACGCAAAGGTTCGAATCGAGAGCACTGGCGACTATAAGCTGAGCGTGTGCGCACACATGCTTGTCGAGGGCACCGAACCCGCCGCCTGGGCGCCCGCCGATGGCGAATCGCTGGCCGGGGGGGGGTGCGTCCATGAGCGCTAACCTCTGGGAAGCAAAGAACGTCACCCCTGACGAAAACCCGGAAGACGGCATCTACGCATGCTCTGGCTATCGAGGCGTCCGTACGAACGTGTCGCTCGACAAGCTGGCAGCAAACCAGACATTCCACTGCGGCTTCTCGGTCAATCCCGGCAAAGATGACAAGTTCAATATGGCGCTGTGCTACAGAGACGCGGCGGGCAGCGTCAACTATGTGTGGTCCGATGAGGTTTCCGCACCCGCAGGCAAGTGGACGCGCGTGAGCGGAAGCGTGGTCGTACCGTCTGGCATGACCGTCTACCAGATGGTCATCTGCAACAACAATAACGCGTCGGGCTCGAGC